TGTTGAAGTAGAAAGGTCTGCTCCATATTCGTAACCAACAGCCCACCAATTTCCGTTAGTGTCTTCAACGAAAACAATTACGCGAGCAGTAGCAACGTTTTGCAATTCCAAACGCTTTGCATAACTTAATTTCTGCAACATTACGTTTACGGTCTGAGTATAAAATACTGTTCCGTTGTCGCGGTTGAAATTGATTGTTTCTTCGAAAGAACCTGTTTGAGTAGGTAGTTCGTAAGTGTAAATTTCATTTTGATCGAGAGCGTTAATTGCAGTTACAATTTCAGTTCCTTCTTGAAAAGAAAATGAAGTTACGTTTGCTTTATCAACCAAAACGATTTTTTTGATACCACCGATGCCATCTTTGCAATCGAGTGTAAATCCTGTACTTAATTCACAAGCCATATTATTAATTTTTTATTAGCACAAAAGAGGGGTGGGTTTTATGCCACCACCTCTATTATGCAAGGGTTAGAATGGTTGAGATTATGCAGAGTATTGGTAGAATGCGATTTCGTCACCGAATCCGTATTGTACACCTGCGAAGAATGAACAAGAGAAACGAACGTTGTTTGATAGATCGTACTGATACATATCTAAAACAGCAACTGTGTTCCATTGGTCAAGTAAGTTAGTTCCGAACCAAAGGTTTGACTTTTGGTACATAGCCATTGTGTCGTCAGACATACCAGGACACTCGATGATGTCGTATTGTCCCTGCCAAGTCATCTTAACAGTTTCTCCTTGGTACAAGTAAGAACCACCGCCAAGACCTAAGATTGCAGTTCTGAAAGCCTCAGCAACATTTGAAGAAACCGCGATAACAGGCTTCTCAGTAGCACGACGAACGCGTACAGGAAGTTTTAAAACAAGGCGGTTCATTTCTTCGATTACGTTAGCAGAAGTGATAGCCTCTGGATCTTCAACGTCAAGAACAGCAGAGTCAGCTAAGAACAAAGTCTCGAAACCTGCGTACTCACCTGCGTTAGCGTTAACACCTTGCCAAATCAAAACTTCGTTACGAGCTGCAACACCCGCCATAACGTTAGCAATTAATGCGTCAGTCAATGATGCGTGAAGTTCTCCGTTTTGCTCTGAGGACGATTCCCAATCCGATAAAAACGTGTTCTTACACAACTCGCGCTGTACTTGGAATTTTTCTAAAGTCAAGATGCGCTCGGTCAAGTTAACTGTTCCTGTTGGTGTGAAGTCACAAGTAGCGTTTGCAAAAGTTACGTTGTCAACTAAGCGACGAACAACTTGTTTGTACTCGATGTTTTCTTTTACTGTAAGCGCAGAAAGTGATTCGTTGCTTAAAAACGCAGCGCGGATATATCCTGCTGCTTCTCTACCTGCGTAGGTGGTAGTTAAATTTGTAGTAGTAGCCATTTTTTATTGTTTGTTTTTTTTATTTTTTAAGGTGAAATAAGAAACGCTCCTCAGCCGACATTTTAGCGTATGGCTTAGAAGGTGTTTGTTTTGCCTGTTTTACTTCCTTGATAGAAGACGCAGCAGGCTGTGCGCTTAATTTTGTTACTTCGCTTGAAAGATTTTCGTTTGCTTTCTTCATTTCAGAAAGTTCGCTTTCCAACTTAGCAACTAACGACAAAAGTCCTTCAACCTCTGCGCTTAGTGATTCTTCAGCAACAACCTCAGAAGTTTGTTCTTCTTCGATTACTACTTCAACCTCTGGCTTTTCTTCTTCCATTGGCTTTAACTCGGTTACAACACCGTCAGCAACTACAACGATGATGCTTTCAGCTGTCTTGTATTCTCCGTCCGCCAAAACAACCTCGTTGCCTTCTGCGTCTTTACCGAATACACGAACACCAGCTGCCCAAGTGTCGCTGTCTGAATAGATGCTTGTACCGTCCTCTAAAATCGCCTCAACCATTTGTTTAACCTCAACAACCTCTTCGGCTGATAGGCTAACATTGTGTTTCGCGAAAAGAGCGTTTACTTTTTCTCGTAGATTCATAAAAATGTTAATTGTTTGTTTGATTCGTAGATATAAAAAGAGGTATATTTGTTTCGTAATTCGCTTTTTCATAGGTTGAATTTGATTTTTAGGTTTGAACGGGGGAGTGATTACCCCCGTTTTTTTTTATCCTAAATTGTCGAGAATAGTATTCAATACTTTCAATTCATCTTCACTCAATCCATACGTCTTAAAACCCATTTTACCGCCCTCGTTTGTTATCTTCGTGAGCGCGTTAAGAAACAGGTTAGCGTCGTCGTTGAACAATTCCAACTTAAAGAAACCCCCTGCTTCGATATTCATTACTTGTTCGGATTGTATGCCCAGTTCAAAAGAGAAATTGTACGCTTACTTCCGCAGATGTTCCCATTGCTATCTTCTAAAATATCACCTGCTTGGTTTTCACGCATACGATTGATGAAGGCAATTGTCTTTCCTGCGTCTTCGTAGTGCTTCTCCGTCCAATCCGCTTTATTCGTTTGAAGTAGTTCAAGATTTCTTTCGATTGGTCCACGATCAAGTGAAGCCAAAGTTGAACACTCCGTTTCGCTCCACGCTTTTAGTTCTGAATAGGTCATATTTACCGCGTTCATATAATCGTCATAACGCGCTTCAATTTCTTCTTGCGTGGCTAACGTCAACAATTGTTCAATCTCTGCGAGAATGGCTGCAAATTCTTCGTGCTTACTCAAATACATTTCTTTCTCAGCAATAAAGTTTCCTTCGATTGAGAAACCTAACACCTCTTTGTTTTGTATTTGCTTCTTTACTTCTTCGTTTTCGACTTTCATACAACCGAACCACGTTCCTTCTGGAAGGTCGAAGCCGAAGTTCTTCGACTTGTCGTTCTCGCCTTCGATTATCCACGTTTCAACAAGGCTCACTCCATCAACCACTTTCGCGTGTTCAACCGTTGCGTTGTTTTGATTCGCTTGTTTCAAATAGTTGTAAGCAATTGCACGAATGGTATCTTTCGAATACTTCACATAATACTCTTCGTCGGTTTCGTCGTTGCGACGATAAATAAGTTGATCGGGAATCAATAACGCTCCGTACAAAAGACCTCTAAAATCTTCTTTGAACTTGACATTGTGTTGTTCGCTTAGTGCGACAAAGTCGACACCGATTGCAGGTTGTTCAACTACGCTAATCGCGTACACTCCAAGTAGTCCCGCGTCGTCGATTCCGTATTCAATAACTTTAATTTTTTTCATTGTTTATCCTCCTAATCTTGATTGGTTTTGAATTAATTGTTGTGCCTCTAAATTGCTGCTCACTTGCGTTCCAACGACGTAGGCTTGCAATGGTGGTTGTTGTTGGTTGGGTTGGTTGCCTACAAAGGCGAAGTTCGCAGGTGAAGGAGCAGCCGTGCCACCACCACCGCCACCACCTGTACTCATATTTGTTCCAGAAGGAGCAGAATCATTTCCGTATTCCGTCTTTGAAATTTTCAACACGTTAGCAAGTCCCATTGCTCCAACGATTGACGCTTGAATAATACGAGCGGTTGTTGAAGGCATTGTCTTATCGTTTAACGCTCTGTTTATACCTCCGTAAGTATCTACAACAGCAGACGCAAGATTCAAAGATTTCTGAATTTGAAATTGACGTTTAGATTCTTTTTGTCCTTTTTTAGTAAATGCTTCATTCAACGCTCCAAGTGATTGCAATCCACTTGAAACAAGTCCAATTCGTACGTTGAAAGCGGCCTGTTCTGCTGCAAGTTTTTCATCTGCTGTTTTCTTTGCCGCTTCAATTTCTGCATCTGAATACTTTTTGTTTATAGTAGCAATTTTGATTTTTAAATCTTCTTGAATTGCTGTTTCTAATTCAGCGTTTCCAACTGCTAATTCTTGAAGTTTTTCAGCAGCCAAAACAGCGTCGTTTATTTCATTCTCTTGCGCTGTTGATTGAAGTCTTTGAAGCTCTTGAAATTGTTGTTCCCTTCTTGCAATTTCTTTTTGTCTTTCTTCGTATCTTTTTTCGTTGTTTTTCTTTTCTTCTTCAAGTCTTTCTTCGTCCCACTTTGCGAAAATTGCACTTATTTCTTCTTGCGATTTTTCATATTCATCTTGTTCTTTTTTTCTGTCTTCCGCTCTTTTATCTCTTGCATCCTTATCGGCTTTATCTTGTTGATTTCTAAAACCATCAAGAGAATTTTGCATAGCCACAATATTGTCTTCTTGCTCTTGAAAAGATTTTTGTAAGTCGGCTTGTTGTTGCTCTGGATCAATCAATAAGTCAGCGGCAAGAGTAGTTAAACCCTCAGCTAAATTAGTTGTTTGACCAACCCAACCTGCAATCTTATCAACAGTTGAAAGTAATAAATAAAGTGGAGCATTAATCCATTTAATAAAACCTTCTAAAATTTCTCTATTTCTTTGCGCTGTTTCAATCTGCGCTTTCTCTTGCCCTCTTTGTGTTTCTAAACGAACTTTCGCTTCTTGAATAGCAGCTTCAATAGCCACTATTTTCATATCTCGAATTTCCTTTTCTGTCTTACCTTGACGTTTCAAGGTTTCCTCCATTGCAGAGATATTGTCGTAGTTCTTTTTGGCTTGTTCCGCTCGTTTCGTTTGAAGGTCTAATAACTCGCGTTCCTGTTCATTGATTCCTGTAAGTCCTTTTTCGATTGCAGGGAATTGCTTAATGATTGTATCGAAGTTTGCGACGATTAAAGCAACCGCTGCTGCCAACATTAAATAAGGATTAGCAAGTACCGCCTTAGCGAGTTTTCCAAGTCCTTGAATCAATCCACCTATCTCATCTTTTAGCGTCTTAAAATCAATCTTACCCACAGCAGTAGCCATTCCACTCAACGCTTGTCCTGCACCTTTCAAGTCCAAGTCCATAAGACGTGAACCGAACAATCCTACGTTATTCGAAAGACCTTCGAATGCGTTACCCGCGTTGGCACTAATCTCAGCGGATAAGTCGCTTATGTTATCTTTCAACTCAGCAGCACGTTCAGACGCTTTCTTGAACTCCTCACTCGAAGAATCCATTTGCAACAACTGCTGATTCAACGCGCGTAACTCCGCCTTCGCAGATGTAAATCCTTTCGCTGTATTGTCTGCCGCTGTTGCCGTCTGATTGAGGACAGTAACCGCGTTTGTGTTTACATTAAAGTCAATTGTATTCGCCATTATGAGAGTAGTTTATAAAGTATAAATATCCAAAAGGCGAGGTTTACCGAAATACGCGTTGTTTTCCACGCGTAGTGCTTCCACATTTTTAACTTACGCTTTCCGTTCGCCAATTTTCCGAACTCACTTTCGCTCTTTACATTGAGTTTGATGAACTCTAAACAGGCTACCATTGCGCCTACTTTATTTTGTAGATGTTCCTTTGAAGTCGCTTCCATTTGATATTATTGTTATTGTGTCACCCATTGCGCTCAACGTCACGCTTCCGCTTCCCTCAACCGTTTCTCCTGTATACGCTTGTATTGTTACTCCGTTAGCAGAGACAGACTTTTGAATTATCAATTCACGTCCTGCTGTGGTGGTTGCTGAAGGCAAATAAATTGTGATGCTTCCGCCTGTCGTATCTGCGAAAATCATTCTGTCGAAATTCGTTACAACGTAGTCCGTTGTTATCGTTCTTACTGGCTGACTGATTGAACCACCGAAACTCACAGGCGCACCAAAGCGCGTTGGTGCGAGTGATGGCGCTTGTTGCGTAATGAAAGAACGCGTTCCGTTGTTTGGTTGTGAGTAGCAGTTATTCTTTGCGCTATTCCAATTGTAGCCAAAACGAAGACAACAATCTTGCGTTATCGTCGCAGGATCACCATTCGAATTTTCCCAATTCAAAGATTGGTCAAGGTTGGCGGACACAGGTGTAAGGTCGCAGTCGTTGTTGATGTCAAGAACGCGAATAAGTTTTACCTTTGTCATATCTTGTTCGCCTACAACGTAGCCTTGAATCTCCAACACGCGCCACCACGAATCGATAATCCAAATCTTGTCGCTAAATTGAAACGTGAAGATGTCGTTCAAAGTAAGTGCAAACATACCTTCTAAAATTCGCGCTTGTCCGTCGAATAGTTCGCGGTAGTAGTTTCTCCACCAACGATTGTAAAGGTTGTTGTATGGGTTCGCAATGATTGTGTGTGGTGGTATTTCGGGAGCGAAGTTCAAATCTGAATCACTTACCGTTGCGTTCATTGTCGAGTAATTGTTCAAACACTTAACCGCTGTTTGCACCACGTCACCGCTTACCTCGTCGTACATATTCACGAAGAAGTCTGCGAAATAATATAGGATACGTGGTTTCGGTTGTACGAATTGACCTTCTGCGTTGGTGAAAACAGGCACAACAAGGTCTGTGCTTTGAACAGGTGCTGAAGGTGTAGACGCAAACGCTAACTCAACTTTTTCTTCGCCTGTTGCGAACTCATTGATTACTTCGAAGTCTGATTCTGTTACTTCGTAGCGTCCATAAGTGCGTCCGTTGTCTTTGTAGACTGAGTTGTAAAAGTCTCCGTCTTCAGCGTATGTGAAAGAGAATTTCGCTTTCTGAAGGTCGGTCGTTGGAGAATACATAATGTCTTTCGACAAGTCGAGTTTCTGCGACCAATCGAGAGTGTTTCCACTTGCTATGTACTCGACCATTGGCTCAATCTTAAGCGTGTTCGGAAGCGTCTTGTCAGCTACGAAAACAAGGTTGAACATCTTTTGAATTGATGTGATGAAATCTATTTGTTTCATATCTGGAGCGTTGAACTCCATTAACACCGTGTCGTTTGTTAGTGCTGTTCCAACGCTTACAAGTTCAACACCTGTTCCTGTGTAATCGTTTGCTCCATTACCTATAAAAGTAATTGTAGCGTCCGCAGGTCCTGTTGTTCCGTCGTCATTTAATGTAAGAGCCAAACGAATTTCTAAAGTATCTCCTTCGCTTAAATCAACCGTATTAATAACGCTATTTGAAAAGTTAGTGTCTGCTGAAAATGAAGACGTAGGTGTTGAAACAAAAGTTCCGTTCACATAAAATTCAGGTCTAATAAATAAACTTGTTAAAAACGTCGAAGATGTAATTGTACCACTTACCCAAACTTTGAAAGAAAATTGACCACTAAAAGGCGCGGTAAAAATACCACTTGCCCAATCGTTATTCGGATCGTTGTATTCAGTCAGAGCAGCCGACAAATTATATTGAACATCTCCAGGACCGAATGTTTGACCTGTGACATTTGAAGCCAAAGCCAATGTACTTGTAATGTCATTTAGTCCTAACGAACTATTCAAATACTGACCATTCACGAAAGGAACGTACACATCTTCGAGTATCTCTCCTAAGTAATCACTCGAATACTGCAACCCTGCGTCGCTCATTATTTGGTCGAACAAGTATTGAGCCTTGACAGCTGGTGTTAAGTGACCAACGTAAAGCGGTTTATACGTCGGTTGCCCACCGATAGTAGTTGAATAAACAGGTTGTCCTTCTACATTTGTTGCCGTCAGATTCCACTTATCGCATAGCGTTAGAATCGTGTGTTCGTTAGGTGGTGTTTCAACATTCGCGTGAAGTAAATCGTAGTCAAGGTTACCCGCGACAATCGATTCAATATCTTTGAGTTTCTTTTCATTTAATAGTCTTGCAAGGTTTGGTACTTCACCAAAAAATACAACCTCAAATTCGAACAACTTACCACTCTGCCAGTATAATTTTTTAACTTGAATGTGACCACTTGCAATTGGAATAGTGTTCACCGTCAACACCGCGTCGACCTTCTTTCGAAAGTCAAACCAACCGTCAAAGTTTACGTTGAAGATAGCACCGAAGAAGTCGGTGTTTGTCTTTGACGCTGGAACGCGAAACTCCTGCGAGTAATTGCCAACAGAAGCGAAGTCGGTAATGTCCGTGAACTTATAGTTCAAGTGCATTTTCTCGTTTTCGTAAAGGTCGAGAATCGCGCTGTTTCCGTCGTTATCGGTAAGCGTTAGTATTACTTGATTCATCATAAGCCAACAGGTTGAGAGTATTTAAGATTCAAAGTAACATTGTAAAGTTTAGAATATCTTTCGTCCTTGATAACAAAGTTTTGAGTGTCGACCAAGACAGGTGTTTGTGTTCCGTCATCGTTGATGATAAACACGTCGTTTGAACGGCAAAGCGTTTGTAACAATTCGAACTCACCAACGGACACCCAATCACTATTTATTTGCAACCCTTTCGTCGTTGTTACATAGCGGTCGGTTGTTCCTCTATCCCAAGTGTTGAATGCAAAGGTTGAAGCGTTGTAAGTACCAACTACTTTTTGGTATTGCTTACGATCGTAGTTAAATGACAGCTCCGACTTCTTCGTGAAGTTAAAGTAATCCACACCACCGCAAGTATTCGTCCAACCCAGACGCACATTGTCAAAGCGACAATCGTCAGCGACAAGGTAAAAACAATACACGCGTGAAGAAGGTGTGTAAATAGGGAAGGTTGTTTCTTTTCCAAATTGTATTGTGTAGTATTTAGCACCTGTTAAATCTAACCCACCCCACAAATTGACGTTAGCGTAAAAAGCACCAACCACATTCACGATTGAAGGATTGTCAGCCAAAGGTAAAAACTGCGTGTCTATCAAATCGTCGTTGTTGTCGTACGAAGAAAAAACCACTATGTCGAAATCGTTATCTGCAAGTAATGTTGTTTCAGAAGGTGCGTATAAAACACCATAGTCAGCCACGCGCGTTGGAACGTATACCCAATCGTTTGAAAGACCGCGTGAAGGTGCTTCAATCCATTTGTGCGTGTCAACATTTCTTTCGCTCATTGCGTACTTCGTGATGCCGTCGAGCGCATAGCGTGTGTTCGGATTAGGTTTGTATCCGTCGCTTACTTGGTATTCCGCAAGGAACGCGTACACGTCGTCAATGTCAGCCATTCCGCTACCACTTACCGTGAACACTCCGTCGACCAACCAACCTTCTTTGATTGTGCAAGAAATAAACGCGACGCTTGTACTTTCCGCATCTGTCGTGTTGAAATGTTGGTTTGCATCGTGTTGTAATTTCTCTCTGAATATAGGCGCAAGGTCTAAGATTCCTTTGTTCGCTGCGTTTGGTTGTACGTTCACTTGAAACG